ACCTGTAACAGCTCCGGTATCTGGTGAAAATTGTAAAGAACCTAATCCAGCTTGTGTTGCACTTCTTTGTTGAGCTGCTTGAATAAGAGGATTGATTTGAGAAACCTGTGGCGTAATGCCAGTTACATCATATGCTTGACCTTCTGCAGGTAAAGTTGATGCAAGAACGTCTGAAAGTCTTTGACCTAGTGGTTCTAAAAATGGTTGTGGGTATGCCATTATACTTTGCCTCCTTCTTCTAATTTTTTCATAAGAGCGTACATTCTTTCAGAGCCTTCTTCTACGTCTCCGCCTCCCATACCTCTTACTGCATCTGCTGTAAAAACAAATTCATTATTTGATAACATTGCTGGAATGTCATCTTCTTTTTCTTTTATTCCAACTGGTGGTATAAATCCAGCTTTTTCTCTTAAATCTAATTCCATAACACCTTTAGGGTTTTGTCTCATAGGAAGCCCCTCGATGCCCGCCGCTTGCATAGCATTCTGGCTTGCAGTGTCGCCTAACGCGTAATTCATTCTATTCATAATGCCGCCATTCATAACTGGTGCTCTTACTACATCTTTTATTTCGTCTGGTGTTTCAACTTCGTATCTAGCTAAGTTAGAAGGATCTTTATATCGTTCTGTATATTTAGCTACTTCTGCTTTGTATTCATTAAATTCGTTTTCTAATCTATTTTTTAAATCTTGTTGTTCTTTGTAAGTTAAACCCGCTAATGTTCCTGCTGCAGCTAATGAAATTAATTTTTGATAAGTGTCTATTGTGCCTAGAATGCCATCGTTTTTTCTTCTAGTTCTTCCCATATCAACACTTCTATCAAAAACATCCTCTTCTTTTAAGTCCTCAAATTGAGGAAAAGCATTCATCGCTTGCATTGCTATATCTTGAATTGTTGGCTGTGCAATTCCTTGTGTCTGATATATTGAACCTGATTGTCCCATGTTTCCAGTTGTAAAAGGATTTGATCCGTATTTTCCACCATAGGCACCTGGAGTAAAATTACCTACTTGTAATCCTTTGTAATCTCCACCAACACCAGAGGCTCTCATACCAGTGTATGCTTGTGCGTATGGTTGATAAGGATTTGGAACTACAGCAGCTATTTGTGCAATAGGATCTGCAACTTTTTTAATTGTTCTTCCTACTGACTTTACTGCTTTTTTAAGTGAACTTCCCAAACCATATTGTTCTCTTGGCATTGCATTCATAATACCACCGCCCATGTATAATTGTCTATTCATCTGTCCTCTTGATATTGTCATAATTTAGCTAAATATTAGGCAGGCTTTGAATCCTGGAACGCCCACTTTACTTAATTTTTTGTTTGTCGTCAATCTTTTTTAAATCAAGCGTAAGGTCATCTATCAACTTACCCTTAAATTGATACTCCCCTACGTGAGAAATTTCATCTAACACATATAAATGGCATTTACCACCTATTGCTGTCCATCTTTTACAAAAGCCAAAGTCCTCACCATAATATCTCTTCGTTTCAGGCTCATGATAGGTATCAAAAAAATTGTAAAAATAAGGTCTTGGAACTTCTTCTCCGTTAATAATCGTAGGTTGTTTAATTTCTAAATTAGGGTAGGCCTTTATCATTCTATGAAATACATTTTTCTTAATTAACATACATCCTGTTGGAGCGTGGGATACTTCAGCAACTCCTTCTTTAACTTTTATTTGATTACTACCTTCTATTTTTATAGGCCAAATAAAACCTAATCTAGAAAGTTGTTCTCCAGTCATATTAGGTTGTTTTCTTTTTTCTACTTTATTCCAATCAATAGTTTTCATTGGATAAGGAGCAGCAATAACGTCCACATCTTTTTCTATCATTTTAAATATTGTTTCTGGTTTAAATTCAACATCAGAATCTATAAATAAAAAATGAGTATAAGGATGTTTATCACATTCTTCTAAAAAATTAGAAACACAAAGATTTCTACCTTGAGTAACTAAAGAAGATTTTAACAACGTAAAACTAACTAGAATACCTTGACCAAGACAAACTTGTTGAAACTTTAAAAGTGATTGAGTGTAATGAATAGAGCATTCTGAATGACAAGGTGTTGCTACAAAAATAGAAACTTTTTTACTAACAGGTTGGTTAATCCATATGGGTGTATTATTTTGCATTTATTATTCCTTTTAAAAAATTAGTCCAAGCCATACCTATTTTAGTCCAATTATAATATTGATTTACATAATCTACTTGAAAACTTAAATGTTTTTGAATCCCAGGATTATTTAAATTAGGTGCTGCGTTTTCAACAGCAAAAGCAAAGTTAGCTGCTAGATTTAAATGATTAGCTTGATAAGGAACGTATGTTGAAAACTCTGCACAAGTTTCATATAAAGCTCCAAAGTCTGTAGTAATAATATATAAACCAGCTGCCATAGCTTCTATTGCAGATATACAAAAAGTTTCTTCCCAAATATTAGGATAAACAAACATATCGTATTTATGTAAATTTTCTTTTATATATTCATTTGGTTTATATCCAATATAATTAACATTCGGTAGCTGTTTAGCTTGAGCATATAATTCTTCATAATGTTTATCATTCATTTGTTTGAATGCTGTGCCATATACTTCACAGGAAGAATAAACATCTAATTCTATATTAGGATTTTTTATAAGTTGCATAGTTGCTAACATTACATTTAATCCTCTCCAAGGTGTAGGATGAAAAATTAATTTTACTTTTTTATCTTTTTTTTGAAAAAGTCTAGGTTTAATATTATCTATTCCATTTTTAATTACTAAACATTTTTCTGTTGGTACGTTAAACTCTCTTCTAAATTGTTCATAATTCCAATGTGAGTTAAATATATACCAATCATATTTTTTGTGATTGTTTTTATCTAAAAACCAAGGTCTTAAATTAGGTTGATCATAAGAATTTTTCTGCCAAAGTATGTTTGGTTTTGTTGGATGTAACGGAATCTTCTCTGGAACTGAAGTTGTTATTTGAACTTTATCTAAAAGACTTTCATCAACATGCTTTTTTAAATATTCAAACTGTAACTCAGTACCACCTCGCGGTGCTTGCATAAATTACTTTCTGCCCATTACTTTTTGTAACAACTCTAATCCTTTATTTGTTACAGTAACAGTAGTATCTGTAGCTAAATCTTCGATAGAATGATTTTCTAAAAACAATTCTTTGCTATCATAAGATTTACCCGTAGACTTACTTCTAAAAGTTTGTTTTGTTGTCGTTTCTATTTCTGGTATTTCTTTATCCATTTTCTTGTGATCTATCTATCAGAAGATAGCTTACTTGTCCAGTGATCTGATTAGCAGTATCTGCTTGTGCTTTTAATATATCACCTTCTTCCATATTTATTATATCTTTAGCTAAATTTATAGAGGATTTGTTTAACTGCGCATGTGATATCTCCACATCAGAACCACCAAATTTTTTAAGAAATAGATCTACATCTACATTACTAGCTGTTGCATGACTAGCTTGAACTGCTTTAACTATCGCAACCGATGATGTGTTAATAGTTAACACAGTTGTCAAATTAGTTGTTGTTAAATTAAAAGTTTCGCTTTTATAAAAATTTGCCATTAACTAAGAAACCAGTTTTTCTGGTCCTCCTCATTTCGTATGTCTTGTTTATATCCAAAATTAAGTTGATTTTTTAGAGTATCCAAGGCTTCAATAAGTTGTCTTTGATTATCAACTTTATACTCATCTACTGGATCTGGAAAAACTGGTGTTATTGTACCCATTATCTTCTACCTCCTGCGTGAATATCTAATCTTAAAGTGCCATATCTCCACGACTGGTCTTTACCATCATTTTCAATTTTCAGACTTACTTGTCTTCCTCTAACTCTTGTGCTTTTAAATTCAGTTGTAGTATTAATTGTAAAAGGTCCTGTAACTAAAGGATAATTATTATCAGTTGTTTCGGATGATGCTGGATAGTTTCTAAATCTTAAAGTGACTTTTGCATTACCTTCTAAATTTTTAAAGTCGGGTATAAATCTAGATACTCTCATAATATTTTCACCTGCTCCATTTAAACCTTGTTGCGCGTCTAAATCATAATCACCAGATATTACATAAGAAGTTATAGCAAACGATGTAGTATCAGCAAGAACAGCATTAGTGCCTGTTTCATGTGCCCAAAATCTCGTTGCTCCGTATGTATTTGATGCACCATTAATAACTGGAAAAGAGGGTACAGTGCTTGCTAAAAATTCAGTAGCATAAGGCAATGAATAAGTATGATTGTCTTGATAACTTGTTCTGGATAAAGATCCTGTTGACCAAGTATTTTCTACATAGTTATAGGTTACTACTCTATCAATTTGAGCTGATCCTGCTTTTGGATAAAACCAAAATATTTCATTGTATAAACTGTTGTGTTCACCATAAGCAATTTTACTAGCTTCATAGT